CTTGGAATCGCGCTGCTCCTTCTTGGCAACCTTGGCTGCCTCCTGGGTAGCCTTCACTGCCTCGCGCACCTTGGTGGTGAACTCAGTGGAGAGGGCCTTGAGCTGCTCGGTCAAGGAAGCAAGCAATGCCTCGGAGGACTGGGTGGTAGTAGCAGCAACAACGGCAGGAGTAGCGGTGGTTGGGACGACAATCTCGGCCTTGGCTGGAGTCTCCTTCTTAGGAGCCTTGGTAGCCTTCTTTGCAGGTGCGGCAGCAGGAGCAGGGGCGGGTGCGGGGGGAGCAGACTTGGCGGCGGTCTTCTTATCAGCAGGCATCGTGTTTGACTTAACAGCAGAAGTTGAGGCGGGCATTTCTAACGCGTTGGTATACTCCTTACCTGCGGCGGGTATGTAAATTGGTTTTTCTGCGACGAGTTCCGCGTTTGTGTCTACGACGGGTCCGTCCTGCCTTCATGGCAGCGACCGTCTCTGCAGATTCTGCTTCTTCCTTTGCTTCTGCTTCCCGTGCCTTTGAACGTTCAACCCTTGCACGCAAGTTTGCAGCACGCTCAGATGGCGTTGCTTGTCCTCTGGGACCAATTGGCCCAGTTGGTGTCAAAAACTCACCTATCTTTCCGCGAATGTCTCGATTTGTGATAGGATTACTAGCAGGGCCAAACAAGGATGTTTGGGTCAGACCAAGACCTTCCTTTTTACTAAAATCATTACATTCCCGCCTGATAACTGTAAAAATATAATCCATAATCTGATCTGTCAAATCTGGTGTCGCTTGCCAATCATCTACAGGATGCCAGTTTGGGTTTCGAATGATTCGAGTCAACTGCATATTCGCAAGCGCTCGATCCGATGAATAATCGGATGCAGTCATACGTCCTGTATTAATTGAAAAATTCACAATAACCTTTTCTGGTATGGCAGGAAGATGAGTATGCCGAATCGCTAGACGAATATCATATCCCGTTGTTGGCCCAGGCCTATATGTATTGTCATCAGATCGAACAATAGGCAAATGGCGTAATAAACATTCATATTTATCACGAGGAATCTCTAACGTTCCATTTCCTACCATAGTTAATCGCAGTATTCTCGAGATATCCTCCGGTATTCTATATCCATATCCCACATCTCCGTTTAACATTGGTGATTCAGTCTCTGTTGTAATAAACCGCAATGCAGCTGCCATTTTATTTTACTTTATATTTTTTCCAATTAGAGGTCACTTATTTATGAGAAATTCATGACCTTTCTACGTGTTGTACGTTTCTTCTTTTGACGACGAGATTTCTTACGACCACCTACTCCCATCTTTTTCATTCCTTCTACAAGTTCATTCATAGATGAATCTTCCTTGGGTTTACGAATCGGAACTGGAGCGGGTTCTTGAAAGGGAGCCTCTGGTTGTCTCATCAGTGAGATTCCAGGTTTAACACACTGTCTGATTGCGTGCTCGTAAGTATCTAATCTAGACTTTATAACATTCTTTATATCTTCTCCACGTTCCTTCTCCTGAAGAGATACTTCCACTTCACCTAGATCTACTTCAATCGTGGGAACTCCATCATACCCTAACAGAAACGATTGTCTGGCTGATTTCTCGTATTTGGGGGAGAATTCAAAAATATAGACAGTTCCCTGACCTTTGAACTCTGTTTTCTTAACCCGAACAGCAGTAGCTCCAGAATCTTGAAGTTTCTTTACGATACAATCAATCATATTCGGTTTGATTGACCATTTGTTGTTCTCCATATCTTGAAACGAAATTCCAAGACTGCTTATTGAAATATTTGTAAGTTTTCGTTCGAGATAATCTTCGGTGTCTACCATTAGTTTTTACTGAGAAATTCGGGAGCCTGTCTGCGAGTGTATTTGACGATATTCCTTACCTTCACCTTGTTTTCGATGTAATACGTTCTATAAGCATCGACTGGATCATCGCGCTTGTATTCCATAGGCATTGCTAGCGCAAATGACGTCATTGGTAGATAAGGAATTCCGAGTGGAAGATTTTTACACAACCAGATGATGTGACGTTCGGTTTTATGAACCTTGTGTTCCCCATACCGATACTGATATTCGCGACACAACCAGAATCCAAGTTCAGCAAGCCACATATAATTAGACGCACTCTGACGAACCCAGATTGCGCAAGGGTGGTTGACATGCGTCTTTTTGTAAGCACCATCAGGAAGAGGACCTCCTGCTACATGATGGGCAGAATACAAGAGTTGAGCAGTTTCAAGGATCATTTTGACAACATGTTTATCGCAATGAGCCTGTGCGGCTAACCGAGGGATAAGATTCAATACGAAGATGTTCATGACACACACATCGACCAAACTAGAATTAAAATGTTTCCGTTTTCATATCTATTTAAATTATAAAATATGGACTCACAAGAAAGTTTGAAAAAACGTCTTGGAGAACTCGAGACACAAGGTGGCCCTGTTACAGATGAATATGCAACCCTTGTGAATAATCTTTCATATTCTATTTTAGAACAGTTACGTGCGTCAACGACGGCGCAACGTGCGGCGGCGCGTTCCTCCATATCTAGAAATAATCGGCGGACCCGTCGCACGCGTAAATCGAAGCTCAGGAAATGAATCTGCCATATGATCTATTTCCTCTGCAGGAAGAAGGTTCTTTGGATCTCCAGAATAAATAGTTGGTTCCACAAAAAAACCAGTTGTTTTATCAATCTGAGCTTTATAAGTTTTCCCATTCTCAACGAAACCTTCTGGTGATGTTAATTTCTGGATGTATGTTTCCAGATTCGAATCATTTTTCACGATATTATATGCGACGTAAACATTTGCTTCGGTAGAAATAGTTCCAGTAGGCAGAGTATATGTTATTGTTTTACGTCTACCATCCAATGGATAAAGTTGAATTTCGGGAATAGATGTTACATAATCATCTTTGTAAAGGGAAATATACTTATTAATAAATTTACTAACATGAACCCGGTTATGCTGTATTGATTCTATCAATGAACGAGTATCTCCTTCATTTATTGAAATTATTCCAGTTATATCCGGATTTTCTAACAAAAACTTTTTGGTAAAACATTTATCATAATGATGACCCACAAGATTACATCCATAAGGTTTAATAGCTCCACATGAAGTAAGTGCAATTTTTCGTAATGCACTGATTTGCGTAATTGGTTTTATAAAAACAGCTATCTGAACATCTTTTACTAAAATATAAGTAATAATTTTATTATATTTTTCAATAATATCACTCGCAAACGGAAATGGATAGAAATATACATTATATTGTTCGTTTAAACAAAAAACATTATTTATAACATCAGTTGGTGTTTTTATTTGTTTTCGTAAACCGAATAAATCAGCTTTAAGTTGATACGGGCCTTGAATTCCACGAAATAATAGCGTTCCTTTTGGAAGTGTGGTGTAATAAACAGGATACGCTGCTTCCCCTGTTCCATTTTTAAAATCGTAGCTAGGAGAAAACATTCTCACAGACATATCTTGATAAGATGGTAGCTCAGGTGGTATGTTTGGTTTAATATGCGACATAGGTTCTATTGGTGGAGGAATCGATGTTTCAAATTGAGAAGCTTGTTGTTCTAAAGAAAGAATAGAATCCCAAAAATCTTTCATAAATGGTTCTAAATTTTTTGAAACAAATTCTCTTGTTATATCTACTGTAATATGTTCATTAATAGGTCTAAAAAATAGAAAAAGTTTAGACTGTTGAAAATCCTTCTTTACTAAAACAAATCCAAAGGCTACTTTGGTATCGTTTTTTAAAAAATAAACCAAATAATCGAATTGATAATCTTTTTTACCAAAATCACTTGAATGCATATGCGACATTCCATATTTTTCGAACTTATCATCAACCAATACGTCAGAAAGAAAAAATCTAAATGCTCTATATCCTGTAGCCAATTCTTTGAGTTTATTATAAAAATCTGGTTGTATTTGATAAACAACAGCATTTGAATGTAAATTTGATTGATCTTTAAGCTCAGTCCATGGTACTTCACCGGCAATTATTTTTGATAATTCAAAAGAAGAAGATTGAACAATTGGACCTGCTCCAGCTGCTTCTTCCGCTGCATTTGCGGCTCCTGGTGGTGCTGAACTTGGAATAGCACTAGCACTCATTTAGTTATGATATATTAATTAATTTTTAACACCGATACATTGCAGACAATATCGTGAATGCAAGTGTATATGGATCTTTTGGTGTCACAAGTGAAATCATCAGCACATAGGATGCTTGAACTAAATATTGAGATTGAGAACTTGTATGTGCAAGTGACAGAGCATGAGTTACAAACTTCCGTGTACTTGCTCGAACTCTCCCATGAGAAATTGTAACATCTATATCTTCATTAATCATGCGAAATATATCCACGAATTGTCGTTTTGTAAGACGTGAAAACCAAGACCAATCAATATCACCAAAGCCGTTGTCATGAAACACCTGACTAATAATTCGCCATCGTCCTTCCATTCGTTCAATTGGGTTTGGGGATTCAGGTGGAAGTTCACACCGATGTCTGCGATTATAAGCCCAGATCGCACGTAGTCGTTTACGAGTCTCTGTTGTAAGAGGAACTTTTGTATATGGGTTCGTAGGTTCCTGGTTTCGGAGACACCAGCGCCATAATGTTGGAAATGAAAACCACCAAATCTTTCCAGATTCTTCAAATGCAAAATAGGTAAATGGGTCTTCTTTGGAAGATTCCTGACACGTATCCAAATCATCATCATTCGCAAGATTAGACCGACACAATACCCCAGGTCCTGCGAGAGCTAACCGCGACCGAACAAGCCATCCACGAATCAACGCTTGCACTTTGACAAGGTTTACACTTTTTTCCCGATTTGCATCCACCCACAATACAACGTGTTTACTACGCGCATGACGTCCACATAATTCATGTCCATTCAAGGCACGTGCCGGACACTGGTCCATACACCCCCTTCGTCTCACCGACGCACACAGAGTCGGCATTTGTTTGTAATCTACTTGGTTTCTGAAACTCATAAAGTTCCGGCGAAAACGAATTTACGTCTTAGAAGATAGACTGTAGTATACCTCAACCAATATGTCCGTCAATGCTATCGTTTCTGTCTCTACTCTCGATATTAACAAGGTTTCCTTTGGCGATATCCGCATGAACAAGGCGGGTGGCAAGACTGTTCCTGTCAAGTATAACGGCCAAAATCTTCAGATCCGCATTCCTAAGATGGTCTACCCAATGGGCATTGCCATTCGTGAAACTGAGAACGGTTCTACCTACCAGATGCTCGCAACTTTGAAGGGTTGTGATCCCTATGCTCGTGAGCGTGCTGGACCCGAGACAGGGGAGCTTGGAATTCTCTACAACTTCCTCACAGACTTCCAAGATAAGTTGTTGGAAGCTGCGACTGCCAGCAGCGGTAAGTGGTTTGGAAAGTCTCGCACTCGCGACGTGTTGGCTGCATTGATGAAGCAGTCTATCAGTCCAAGTGTTGAGAAGGTGAATGGAGAGTGGGTTCCTAGTGGTAAGTATCCTCCTAGCTTCCGTATGAAGGTCCCTGTTTATGACGGAACAGTGTCTATGGATGTGACCGATCAGAATGGAAAGCAGCTTCAGGTTGACACGGAGAACATTGGATCTGTGTTTCCTAAGCGTGTAGAGGCAAGTTTGGTAGTTGCTCCTAGTGTATACGTGTCTGGTCAGGGATTCGGTGTAACCTGGCGTATCACGTATGCTCGGGTGTCCCCTCCTCAACGGTTGACGGCTGCTCAGGTGTTTGCAGATGAGATTGAGGAAGAGACTCGTGCTCCTCCTGCCGAGGTGGAAGAGCCTGCTCCTGAGGTAACTGAGCAACAGGAGGTAGAGATTCCAGTCGCTCCTGCTCCTGCTCCTGCTCCTGCTCCTGCTCCAAAGCCCGCGGCAAATCGTCGCCGGGTAGCTGCAGCCTAGACCAAATAGAAGAACCAAGTGGTGGAGTATAGACGATAAAATCATCGTCAACAAAAAATATTTTTGTTTTGTCTGGGAAATCAAGCGGTGTAGATGTCATCGCACACGTGGAAATCTGTTGAAACGATTTCCGTCCACACTTTGAACATGTGTAAACAACAGGCATTTTTTGAAGCATCGCAGGTGTTACAATTCGGAGAGGACCATAAAGACAATGTTCAAGGAAGGATTCTGTTGTTGTCCATCCCTCGTTTAAGAAGCGTTCAAATGGACGCCGAGGAATGTGCGACCAAAGATCTCCAGAGTCAGTCCATTCATCTTCTTGAAGAAGTGTTCCAAACGGGGTATCTCGAAACCATAACACGCGAAAATCTGCTTGATCATGAAGGGTATGCTCACTACATCCGACTCGCCTAGTATCCTCATCATACAACCAATATACACGTGCATGAGTATAGGTAGGATCCTGTGAGCCACGGTAGACATTCCTACCATCCATCGTCCATAAATCTGAAATTACATCGATATCCGATTCAGTAATGTCTTCTGAGATATCGGTGTATACAAAACTAGGATTGAGAAGAGAGAACATTGATGATACGCAAGAATCCTCTTATGTATCACCAACGCAATTCTTGAGTGTATACAAATGCCAAGGCACACAACTCGTCGTCAAAAGAAGTTGCGTGGTGGAGAACGTGGTGAACTTTTGATGACATGGACTGTCAACGATCAACCAATGGATGGACCGGATGTATTTGAAACATTTATTGAAGCTGAAGACACGCAAGACGCAGAAATTGTTGAGGAGATTAAAGAGCAAATTGCACAACACGTGAAAGACGCAGGGTATACCTCAGCAAAAGTTGAAAACACCTTTCAATACGTAGATGTTGAGCATTCGGGAGCTCCTCCCGCAGTCCCTGACCTTGTTTCGGATACAGGTGCAGAGACAGACCCTCCCATTGCTTTTTCTGTGAAGTTCAAGTATTCTTCACGTCTGGCTGGTGGCAAGAAGCGCCGCACCAAGAAGACGAAGGGACGTCGCCAACATTAATCAAATTTAACCAGAACTGGAATTTTCATATGACATACTGATTTGGTCGCAGAGCGAGAAAGTTCATGGCGTTTACGGCGCCCATTCTCCGATGGTTGAATCGTAGTTGAACACGCATCCATATCGGCTTGAACTGCCTCTAGATTTGCTTCCAAGTAATCCAAAACCTCATCGTCCAACACCCAGTGAAAGAAATTAAGTTGACCAACTGTGGTATCCATTCCAAGAAACTTAATCTTCTTCCAGCGACAGAAGGGGTCAAACATCTTTTTGCTGTAGGCACGCAAGTTCGCCTTGTAGCGCAGGTAGATGTTTACATCCCGACCTGTCTTCGTCAAATACGCAATGTTATGCTTTTTCGCATAGTTGGTTACAAGCCAATCCAAAAGACGTAAACTGATGTTGGAATTCGCAGTCACAATATTCCGCACACGAGAGAGCACAGTTTCATCGCTATAAAAAGTTGCGAGGCGTTGGAGAACGAGGTCTTCTTTGCTTCTTACAATGTCCATACTTGATCCGTGATTGTTCATTGAAAATGGGTTAGAAGAGAATTGAATAAGGAGAACATGGAAGCAATCAAAGAAGAACTGGATATTCATCCACATCTTGCATATGCTAGGAGGAGGTTGGAGAACAAGACACTTGAGGAAATTCGCCAATGTATCAGAGACCTTCAAGAAGAACTCGAGAAATCAAGGAAATTTTTTTATACCCAAGAGGATTCGAATCAAGAAAACAAGATACGCTTCACACTGGCTGAGGCAAAGAGAATTGAACTGGTTATGGAGCGTGATGATCTGGAGACGCCCACGAAACTCACCGCAGGTTATGTCCTCTCCGACTTTGGAACAGAGCTGGACGAGATTGAGCCGTTTACGACAGAACTTACGGAAACCGTAAACATTATGAAAGAGAAACTTATGAGCGAAACCAAACTTTTAGATGGAACAGAAATTCCTGAACGTGAAGAGATTGTAATTCCTATGGAAAATGCAGAAGAGGTTATGAAACGGATTCGGTTTTCACCAGAAACTGAGTGTAAAGAGTAATGGAAGATGCTCTCTCATCATGGCTTCTTGAGAATCGCCCCTACACTCATCTCCACACTCGTGTCAAGCAGTTCCTACGGTATTGTCAAACATTACAACCCGAGCTTTCTTATGGAACTCTCAAACGAACCGTTGTTCCCCTCGTGGACAAACTCCTCCAAGGAGAAGTCGGGCGTCTCTGGAACAGAGACAGGTGTTTCGAACGAGTCATTCGACTCTACGGTGAAAACGATCAGCGCACCTCTGCGTGGCATGCCAAGCGCGGAGAGATGATTACGGCCTCAGAAGTCTATAAGATTTTTGGATCCGAAGATGCCCGTAGAGAAGTGATGTTGAAAAAGTTAGAAACACCCGAACAAACACAATCCTACAATCCAATTCCCGCTCTTCTTTGGGGAACACGATTTGAACCGGTTGCTAAAAAGATCTATGAAGAGCGGACTAAGTGTAACATCATTGATGTTTCTTGCGCACAGCATCCGGTCTATCCGTTCTTAGGCGCATCTCCAGATGGACTTATTGTTCCGTTAGATGATACAGATCCTCGGAGATATGGACGACTTGTAGAGTTCAAGTGTCCCATAAGTCGTGCTGAAAAACCCGAAATCCCTATTGCGTATCTTCACCAAATGCAGATGCAGATGGAGTGCACAGGAATCGATGAATGTGAATATGTTGAGTTCCGGTTTCGTCAGGTTGTCTTTAATGAGTGGATTAAGAGCACAGATACAAAGGGGTGTTTTGGGGTCTACGATGATGGACGTGTTGTATACGATATTGAAGGTGTTCCGGAAGACTGCCAGATTGTTTACTGGATTCTGAGCTCTATGAAAGAAGACTTTGTTGCGAAAGATCCGAAGTGGTTGTCAGATCACATTGATCAATTACAATCCTTTTGGACAGAAGTTCTCGAGCACCGCTTAAAGGGAACGCGTCCTTCTGAGAAGAAGCTTCCATCTTTGGACATATAATGCACGCAATCTACATTAACTTGGATAGGCGCACAGACAGGTGCCGCGAATTTGAAGCGGAGTGTGAACGGATGGGCATCACAGCAGAACGATTTTCTGCAGTGACGCATCCCGAACCCGGGATCGGATGCACACGATCGCATCTTGAAGTCTTGCGCTATGCAAAGCGCCAAGGATATCCTCATGTCGCAATTTTTGAGGATGATTTTTGCTTTCTCGTCTCGCGAGAAGAGTTGGAAAGAGTCGTAACTGCATTTCCAGATGATTATGACATTGTCATGTTCGATCGGTATATAATCCAACAAGAACCTTACAACGACATGTTTGATCGAGTCCTAGAAGCACAATCGGCTGCAGGATACGTTGTGCATTCTCGCATGTATGATCGCTTAATTGAAACACTCGAAGAAGCAGTTGTGCTTTACGAGGCAAACCCACACTGTCACTGGTTATACATTAACGATCAATACTGGAAACGTCTTCAGCCCGTATCAAGATGGTATGTGTCTCGTCTCCAAATTGGACGGCAGCGTCCTGGGTTTAGTGATCTCAAAGGCCGAGACCTTGAAAATATCTACTGATTATTTGGTTCTCCATGAATGGGATTCCGTATAGAGTGGAGTCTCTACAGGAGAGATACCTTCACCACGCTTGATTCCATAAAAATACAAATCCTTGTTTTCGGGACTGTAATAGGCATCCCACGATACAAATACATCATCAAGATCAATAGCCTCTCGCACGTCGGTAATCGTCAAATTCTTGTAATGATCCATCCATCCCTCAACGTTTCCAATGACTCCATAGGAATCGCCGGGGTTGAGTCGGCGAGTTCCGTGTTCGTTGCGCCCAGTAGATGCACATGTAAAACAAAAGAGACCTCCAGGCTTTAACATGGTGACAATCTTCTGAAGAGATTCCTTCCATTCTGGATCGTGCTCAAAACACTCGGTGCTCACAATGGTATCAAATGTATTGGCATCAAAGGGAAGAGCAGATGTCTTACAAACAATTGTGACATTCACCGCTGCGTATACATCATTCCCCGTATAGTCACAGTCAAAGAAGAGATTGCGATTGTTTCCGTTGATGTCGCCAGATCCAACATCGAGAACACGCTTCCGAGTAAACGCATCCGGAAATCTGGACCTACAAAACCACATGAAACGATTGGCCTGATCGTGCATATTTTCATTGTGGGATCGCTAAGAGTAAATCGTTATGATCCGCAGGATACACATGAAAGAACTCATCCATACGACTCCACATGTTAACCTCCCATGTAAGTTTAGGTAAGAAAGATCGTGCCAGATCCATCTGATGAGCATACGCCGGTTCCCAGAGATCACGGTATCCAAGCACAAAGGACCCACAAAACCTCCAACACACAGAATCTAGATCATATGTTCCTGCAGGCCAACAACCAGGAGCAATCAATCTATCCTTAGGATACGTTCGTTGTGCTATGTTTCGAAGAGCTTCTTGAGCACGAGGTTTATCCTCCATCATATGAAACACACCAAAGTCAATCCATGCTAGATGGGGGGTAGAACAATGGGGAGCTGCTCTCGCAACCAAATCCAATTTCATAGCTTGAATACACATGTAGTCAACTGTATCCTTCTCCGGATTGCGATTGCTTGGTAGTTCGGGGGCATCTGGAAGCCAATCAGTTTGAATCCGGATTCGTTTGGATCCTGGAATATCCCAATCACATTGTTCATCGAGGTATACATACAGCGGCACTCCTGCCTCAGCAAGATACTGAAATTGACGCTTGTATATGTCTGCGGGTCGTGCTAGTTTTCCATCGCGAGGAAGGATGAAAGCAGTGACAAACGTCACGTTCATTTTCATATACCCTTCGGACCTCATCTAAACGATGCAGTGGGTCATTACAAAAACCTTCTGTGATGGAATCGGAAACGTAATGAAAGGATTTCTCAGTGCATTCAGTGTGTATCCGAATTCAAAGATTGAGTGTAATCCAGAATATTCACTGGGTCATTACGATACAGTTCTCGCACCCAAACACATCTACACAGGTGGGCCACGTGAAGATTTTTATACATGTCGGTTACTAGTTCTCCGTTCTGAACAAGAAGATCAAGAACCAATTGAAACTGAGTTTCAGTATACAAACGGATGCGGAAACCCTCGTCTGAACCATAACTTCTCCATGACCAAACTGATTGATTGGAATTATGATCCGATACGCATTCACCCTCGGATTCGGCATCGGTTTCTTTCCGCCATAGACCGAATCCAGTTTCAACCGTATATTTTGGAACAAGTTCGTTCTTACACAAATGAGTTTCCTCCTGGGCGTGTTCTTGGAGTTTCTGTGCGAACATGGACTGCTCCCCATGAACGTGAAGTCAACAGACCCTATTCGTTTGAAGTGTATATGGATGCGATTCGTTCCGAATTAGATAACATTTCGGCAGTTGTTTTATCCGTGGACAATCCAGACGTGCTTCCAGACTATCTGACGGCTCTTTCTCATGTTCCTGTGATTGTGTTAACACCCACAGCATCCGAGAATCCAACTCAAACTGCGTTTATTAAAATGCTTGTATTGGCTCATTGCGATGTATGTATTGGAAACCGAATCAGCACGTTTACTGAACTTGTATTTTGGTTCAGTCGTCATCGCACAAAAATTATCCCTGTTTTTTGAAATGGCATACAAATCGTGACCACTTGGAAACAGGCGCAAACTTCGCATTCCATTCATCTATACTATACCGATCTCCCATACTCCTGTTACAGCGAGCACAGATTGGAAATAAATTATCAAGTGTAGTCTTACCACCTTTGCTTTCAGGGATGTTATGACCGCACTCAAAGTCAAATACGGTGATTCGATTTTTACACCATTTTACCCGACATTTTCCATCAAACTTGTGACCCATACGTGTAATCCAGACTTGTTCGGCAAGTGCTTTCGGTATCTTCTTTTTCCGGTATAGTTCAGGAGGAAGATCGCGAAATAGATTCGCTTGCATTTAGATGATTACTGAACATAGGCTTTATACTGATTTACTTGAAAGGGGGTTTCAAACCCAGACACTGGTCCCATTGACGCAGGAGCATACGACATGTGATTTGTTTGTTGTGCGTAGGAAGATGTCTCTGTTGCGACTGTTCGATCAACTTGCCGTTTGTCTAAAAACTCAGGTTGAAAGCGTTCGCGCATCCCATACAAAACAAGTGCCAAAACTGCCAGTGCAACAACAAGATACACAGTTGGATTCATTGTGTTGATGCACGAAAAAACGAACTGCTTTCTGTCTAGGAGATAGAACAAGTATGGAGGACCAAGCGCTTACAATGCTCAAGAAGATTCTTACGCTTCATGGAGAAGAAGACATTGCTTTCACAGAGATGGCATTCCCGGAAGTTGTAGAAGAAGAAGGGGAAGAGGAAGGTGGTAAAAAGAAGAAGAAGACCTCACCACCACCCTTCCTTCTCTATAAAACTGGATCTATTCGTGTGTTCTTTGCTCAGAAGAACAGAATGATCGGTGATCGGGAGATTCAAGAAGCCATGTCACGTGTGTCTGCTCCCGTATCGTTCTTCATTCTTTACTCACCCCCTTCTCAGAGCGTGATTCAACGAATTCGTTCGTTTGTAGCTCAAAAGCAACGAGTGTATATCTTCCATATTCATCAACTTCAGTTTGATATCACAACCCATCGCATGGCAGTTCCTCACCGGATCTTGACAGAGGACCAGCGGAGAGAGTTATTCGCAAAATATAAAATTACAAACCCGCGTGAACAGCTTCCTTGGATTGATTCTCAAGATGCAATGGTCAAATGGTATGGTGCTATGCCAGGAGATGTGCTTGAAATTACTCGGCACAGTGACACAGGGGGTGCGAGTCTCTATTGGCGCTACTGTGTAGTTGACGCAAATCTCAGCTAAAAGCAATGGATGTTCTAGAGAAACAGTATCGAGAACGGTTGAAGGCATACGATAGTTTAATCGCTCAAACAATTCGTGATCCGAGTAAGATATCCTCTACACTTCCCCAAATTCAAGCAATTCAGACACAGATGAGTTCAATCGTGGACAAGATGATTGCTGAAGTAACACTCGCAAAACAAGGAGATCGTCTTGCACAACGTCGGAATGAGTTAATTGAACAACTTCAACGAATCCAACGCGATTACACTGATTTGCGGAATTCTTCAGATAAACTGGAAACTCTTCGCCGTATTCGTGCGTTTGAAGATCAGTCTTGGCAAGGAACGTTTCAAATGTATTTAATTGCATTCATTGTATTTGCGGTTGTGGTAGCACTTGTATTAATCTTCAAGCGGATTCAAGCACCCGCCATCAATGCGATCACTCCAAGCAACCCAACTGCGATCACTCCTTTGACATAATATTCACTCCAGTCTTCGGGTTCGGGAGTTTGTTCCTGATCGCTTACACGTTTGACTGTTGTGTATTTATCTTGAAGGGACCGTCCATCTCTACGAATTTCCCGAAAGCGCCTTTGTAGAGTCACTAGTTCAGGATTTGAACTCTGGTAATTGGTTACAAACTGGTTAATGTAGTTTGCCCCCGTTGTAATCCGCTGACCGATTGAATTCAAATACAATTGGATCCATCGTTCTGCGTTTTCGTAAGCGATCTTGTATTCATTTTTTCCAGTGGCTCTATACTCAATATAATTGGTTCGATAGAGTTCCACCGCTTGTCCAAAGTCAGTAGGAGCAGACATTACTTCTTTGCTATAAACAAAATGCCCGTGTTTTCTTATTTTGAACCAAATACACCTCGGCATGCTACGTTGACCACGTCGGCAGGAGATCACACTCGTTATGTGCGTATGATGGCCACTGCTGCTCCCTATATCCAGAATGGGCAAGTTGTCGGTGCTCCTACCTTGGGATGGAAAAGCAATGAGATAAATGCTCAGGTTCGTCTGATTGCTCCTCTTTGGGGAAGTCTCAACTCTTTTATCCCGAATCGTAGATAAGGAGAATGGGCAACTCATGTCCGTCTGGTTTTGAAAGGGGTCCTGGATTTTCGTGTCACGCACAATGTCCTGGGAAATTCAAGTATTCAAGTGAACAACCTGTAGAAAGATGTATTTATGCGCTGAACAATCAGTATTCCTTTAATCTTCGCACGCTTCCTCCTTTGCCACCAAAAGGCCCGCAACCACCAGAATATGCGGCAGAATTAAGACGTGTGAAGGAAGAACATGGTCGTGTTCTCCAACAAATTCAAACGAATGCTCCTGCTGATCAGGCAATATCTGTATACAAAGATGTCCGTGCTGAGTCTATTCAGAAGTATGGATCTCTCAGGTCGCAATACGCAAGTTACAATGCCGCAAGGGAAGCAGGAAATGCCATTGCAGCTGTAACTCAGACGTTGAAACCTATGCGCCCTCCAACAGCGCCAGCGGATGATATACAAAAAGAGAAACGTGCTCTTTCAGAATCATCTGCTCCTAATTTTTTATTGTTTCAGGTCGCTCTTGTCGTTCTTTTAATCTGTTTATTAATCTATCTGTTTGTTCCAGCCCAATACGCTCATGGCATTGTAGTGTTGGTGCTCTCTGTGGGGATTGCAGTCGGAATCTTTCTGACGAAGTGACAATGGGAAACTGTCCGTCAGGATTTCAATCCAATAGTGCAACTCCATTCACATGTGTAGTTGAATGTCCAAATGTGGATGGATTTGACCTTCGTGTGATCGGACAACAAGCAGTGTGTGCTTATCGTGAAAATCCAAGTATTAATGTTCCTTTGAAACCAGCTCCTGGAATTTACACTCCCGCTGGAAAAGCAACTCCTAGTTTGGAACAGCTAAAGACACAAGACCCCCGTAAATATCAAGTGTTTATGGATGCGAAGGCTGATTTTGAACAACGGTATCCTGTTATCAAAGCAACGTTAACACGCGATATTCAATTACGAGATGCGTTTCGTGAGCTTCAACAAGCAGAAAACTCACGGGATCGTTCTCCACAAGCATATCAGAATGCTCGCATTCGGTATTATACACTCCTTCGCGGAGATTCATGGTTAAATGAAGAACGAAACAGAATTGGACAGGCAGAAGCTATTCCAAAAATTGTTGGGTATCTTCAGACCTACAATGATATGACAAATCGTCTCGGACAACAGCAACGCACGTTAGACATTGTCCAAAGCGTAAAAGATCGGATTCTTTCTCTGAAAGACGATTTCGCATATACAACCAATACATTTTCCAAACAAATGGGAGAACTGAAGAATCAAATTGAACTTGAGAAGAAGCGGTCTCAAGTGGAAAAACAGGAGGTTGTTTCTTGGGTGAACATTGGACTAAACATTCTCATTCTTCTGCTCGCGGTTGTAGCAGTCATTATAGTCGCACGGAAGCTTTGGAAGTCATCAAAACCGGCACAGCAATCTGCTTATATAGTATCCTCCCGTAACAATTAATGGAGATACAGTGTCGTATCTGTTTAGATTCTAATAACCCTGAAACGATGAGAACGCCATGTTTATGCCGAGGCACCTCTGCTCATATACATGAATCATGTTTGCAAAGGTATTTCGAGTATTTTCCAGATAGACGATGTCGGGTCTGTCAGGTCGTAATGGCAGAACCTCCTTCTTCTATGATGATAGATATTGTATTGTTGGGAATGCTTATGGTATGGCTAGTTGGTCTTTTGTTGTTAACGCCAATCACAGATCCATTAAAGGTTATGTATTTTGTGATGTTATGTTCAGTTCTTGGATTTTCCTATCTTCAAGAGAGTATTCGTGGATGGATGTGTCTGGGACTTTTGTTCTTATCCGCTGTCCTTACATTTCTCACACCTACCATAGCAGTCCAATTCATCGCAGTGATTGGTGTAATCTGGACGATTGGGCTTCTGTTGATCTATGTCCCACCTGATATAATGTTGTTGATCATGTGTATTCTCTTATCTGTAGCATATTCAGTGCTAACATTGATGTTCTTTGCGCTCAAACAAGATCCTTTGATGACTGCCTTTTTTATGCCAGTGATGGTTGTCATGTGGATCTGCGTTCTACACGCTCGTCCTCCGGTGCGTATGTAAGGTAAGGATGGAGGTTATAGATCCTAGAACAGTTCTTGACTTTCAGAAAACAACGTTTTGTGGACATGTTCGTTCTCATGTTGTGCGTGTGCTTTTACAAAACATCCAACTAGGACATGCAGATTATTCATGTTATTGGACACTTGAATTGTTATGTTCTGGACTGGTACATACACTTTGGATGACGTTGTTCGAAGGAGCAGCTCTTCATGTGAATCGCGCACAACCAAATGTGTTTGTCTATCTGGCCAAGCTTTACGAGACCTATGCTCCTTTGGAAGCAAATTACACGTCCATGGAGATGACGCGTATACGTAACAATCCAGATGTCCGTCGTATGGTATGTGAAGCTGCAGCGACTATCTCACTTTGTCGGAAGAATAAACTTCCTTCGTTGCCAACTCTCAAACCGTCACATGATTTTGACGCTGTGACGATTCAAGAAAGTCTAAAGGCTCCATCTGCTATCTTTGGAAAGGTGTTTCTACGTCGCGATGATCCATTGTCTATGGCAATTCCAACCAATGAATTCGCGTATGCATTAAGACCTGATGTTCGCGATACAACACGGGCATTGTATTGGTTGTCATGGATGTATACCTATTGCCGTGAACACAAAAAACAAACAAAACAAACGTTAGTCTTCGCAGATAGAAGCGATGAATTTGTATCTACTACCAATGCTCGGCATGTTGCTTGGTTGCCATGGGATGTCATTCGGAAACAAGCACTTCCTGCCGCACGAATCTATGTAGACACTCTCTACAAAATGTATTGTCTCCGTTGGACTCCAGCAGATGCCAAGCAACGACAGCCTCTTATGACAACTGCTATTCTTCTTATATGTGAAGGAACAACCATTGATACAACACCTGTAACAGGACAAACCTTAGCGGTTTCCAATGTATTAAATGGTATTCCTGCATGGATTGATGCGATTCTACGTATGCAACAGAGTTTCTCGACCTAAGCACAAATATGCCATCACTTTCTGCGAAATTGAATGCGACGATTCAAGCTGTGTTGGTCTTTTTTATTGTTGCACATCCATTGACATTTCGGTTTACGGATCGGTGGATAGGCGGAATAACATCTCCTTCAGGTTGTCCAACTGAGATTGGATTGCTTCTTCATTCACTTGTATTTGGAGCAATTGTATTCTGGCTGATGGGGCGCTAAAACGGATTGATTTACACATTCATGGTAAACTTTACCAGAATGCTCCCTGAAATCTCTGCCTCTAAAGTTGCCGGTTTGATTGGTCTGCACAAGTATCAGGAACCGAACACTGTTCTTTATGAATTACTTTGTAAGAACAAGGAAATCAAGACACGTATCCGAGCGATTGAATCAGAACATTGTCGCAAACCGTATGAGTATGTTGTCGCAGATGTTATGCGCGAGCAATGTGTTCGGGATATCATTGAGATGGGACTCAAAGCGGTTGCGTTGACACAAGATGTCCCACGTGTAATGGATGACATTGAAACGAACGCACGGGTTGCCTTAGATTTGAGATTTGATCAATACCCGGCAGAAGTGAGAACAATGTTAGCAGGAGAAGTGCGAGGTCAAGTCTCAAAGCAACGAGGAATTCGCAACGAACATGTTATTCTGAATCAGTATGAAGAAGATAGAGGAGTTCAAGTAGTGGAACGAAATACTAAAATGTGTCGGAAGACTTACAAGACATTCCGATTGGTAGGACGGACAGATGGATTTGTAGCATCAGAGAACCGAATCGTTGATTCGAAAGATCGCACGCGATTCTTTGAAAGTGTTCCGTTGTATGATGAGATTCAGCTTCGGTGTTATATGGACATGACAGGTGTGACGGAATCAGAATTAGTTGAACGGTTTCCAGATGGACGAACACGTCACACAAAGTTCTTGAATGATCCTGAAAAGTGGAAGTCAATTGAAGAAGCTCTGGAACGAGCAGTCAAACGCTACACTGCGGCAGTAGAAGATCCTGAAACATTAAAGCAAATCGTTTTCGCAAACACAGTTTCTGTAAAGTAATGCGTATTATGATCTCGGAGCAATTGCCTCCTCAATATACGAAACCAATTCGTAGTTACGAAACCCGCTATATCTATACCGGAGTTCGTAGATACAATGTAGAAACCAAAACATTATCATCAATTGAACTTGTAGACAATGAACTTTATTATACAGAAGAACCCTATACAGGAACCATTTTTTCACGTGGATATGCGACTGAACTTGTTCGTGTCATTGTATACTCGGAAACTCCGCGCGTATGGGCGGAAGAACTTGCTCCTGGTCAACAGCACATCTTCCAACAGGTTGACATTGCCTGATTTACAATTGGATTCTTGGAAGCTAAAATAGCCGCTTGCATAGCAACTGGCACTACCTTATCGATAACAAAGAGATAGGTTTCCTTCTCATCTACAGAGACATCGCTGTCCTTCAAAGCATACCTCAGTGTCTTTTGAAGAAGAGCAAGACGTTCTGGACCACGCAACTCGGTCATTGTTTCCAATTCACGCGCGATTTCAATACAAGTTGGAACGAGATTGTCCCAACGAATACGACCCTTCACAAGGCGATACAATCCATCAATACGAGCATCAAGAGTAGCATCTTCCATCGCGGTTTGTTTTGTCGTGACAAAAGATGGGAACCAAACAAACATGGAGATCCTGACCATCGCACTTACTGCACTTGTTGTTTTTGTTGTTGCTCATTTTGTTATCTTTTGGGTCGTGAAGACCATGTATCCCCCTCAACAAAAAGACCATGTTACATTTGCGGAACCTGTTGTTCAGCCACCACCCCAGACTTCGCAGACCTCGCAGACCTCGCAGACTTTCACACAACCCTCTGTAGTAGAGCAGCATGTTACTCTACCAACGTATGAAACGCCTATACCCACTGAAACCCCACACCAAGAAGGGGAACGTAGAGGACCGCCACCAGCTGAAAGTACCTCAATACGCGGGGACTCCAGGGTGGCTGCTGCTTAGTCATACAAACGATGGAACTCCTGTCGCTCTTTTTTCGGATAAACAAGAACATCTTACCAATATTTCATTGATTCTAGATGAACGTATCTTCTCCGACACGGTTTTACGTGTGGTCAGAGTTGGACCAACGCGATTTCTAGTTTACGATATTCGCTATCTAAACGGTCAATTTATCTATGAAACAAAGTCGTATGAACAACGAACTGCGCTTCTTCGTCAATTGCTTGATGAGTTTCATTCTCCCGATCTCATCTCCCTTCAAACACCCGACGACATTCTTCCCTATGAATTTCCATTGCGAGGATATGAAGTCTATGATTCACAACCTGGAACCGTAGGGGTATTTCTTCCTGCGAAGGAATAAATGTCCGGAACATGTGGTGCTACTGGCGGAAGCCGCCGTCGTGGACGTGGATCTCGTAAACAAAAGAAACTGCGTGGTGGAATGGGATATGGATTTGGTGGAACGATTGGAACCGCTGGTCCTGTTTGGAACTCTTCTTGGGGTGGAGAAGTGACCAAGGCTGGTGCTCCTGTTTACGATACGGCAGACCCCCAGCGCGGTTCTTCTCGTCGTCGGAAGAGTAAGAAGAGTAAGAAGGCAAGTAAGAAGGGTCGTCGTCGGTCTATGCGTGGAGGAGCAGGATGGCAGAGTGTAGGAGCAGTTGGATATGGATATACGGGATCTGGTAGTCGTGCTCTCGCTGACCCAACTCCTTATGCTTCAAAGGTTCCTCCAGCAGGTGGACCTAGTCAGAACGCAGACGGCGCATATCATGTCTAACCACTGCGTCTGCATACACATACGGTAGGTATTTGGGATCGTTTGTTACAATAAACGGGCCTCCCATGACCATCGTTTGAAGATACATACGTTGCATTTCAAAGCGAAGGCGACAGAACTCTAAAAATTCAATCCAGCTACGGACTGTATTTGCTATTGCTGGAATCACTGTCATCGCATCAGATCCGTCGAAAAAGATAAAAAAGATGGTTATCAACGGAGCGAGAATCAACTCGTTGATACGCATCATGACATCGCCCCAAGATTCAGGGGCATATATAGATCGAAGTTGAATGTAACGTTCTGCTCGCGCAAAGGGACTACTCATCGCCATTGGCCTTAATTAGTAGTCCATCACCAGGAAATTTCATTTCTTTGAACGACCCAGCCTCAATATAAATGAGGTTCGTCTGTTCTGTGATCTGAATTAGCTTTTGAACTAATTGGATGAGAATACGGTTTCCTGGGACAAGGAATTTGTTGAATGTTCGTGTAAGATCAATTTCTGTCGTGCGGTCTCCTACCCATAACCATGGACAGCGAGCACTTTGAGTAAACGGATCTGTGGTCCAAGAAGATGGAATTGTTTCATTTTCGTATCGGACCACACACTTCTTGTCTCCTCCCCGGATCCACTCCTCTACATACACCGTATCTGGAGGCACCTTGCCATATGAATCGTTGAAGGTATGTGAGTCAGACAGAAAGTAACGACGTGTAGGAGCTACAAGTGGCACATAGCTATACCAATCCAAGAAGAGAATCCAATACTCCATAAGTGTATCATATGCCATGGTCGCATAGCGAAGAAGTTCAAAAGCAAGTGTCTGAAGAAATGCGTTCATTGTTCGTGCGGTGTAATAGCATTTGAATCTGCTGGCAAATCATCCGTTTTTGCCTTTTTATCAAGGAATTTCTCAACTACCAGACCTTTGAGCATTTTATCATCAAATCCAGTTCCCATGGAGATAGCCGTTGCCAATGCAGTAATTATAAAAGGAGCAGCAACTAGGAACCAGGATACAACACCTAAACCAACCCCACAGAACATGTCAAGAACAATTACAACCGCTACTCCTAACAAAGCCTTGATTACCAAGGTAACCCACAAACCAAGGGAAGCATCCAACCCTAATTGAATCACAAGGAAGATTAAATACAACAACGCAGGTTGACAAAGACTCTCGATAAACTGCATTTATAAAGAACAGAGAAACGCTTACAGATTCTCTGCTTCAACAACAACAATGGCATCTGACAAGGAGATTCAAATGATTATGAGTTTGACCGGGGTAGATGAAGAAACAGCGTCTGCTGCTTATCTTCGTTATGAGACTACGGAGGACGCAATTGATTCTTTGCTTTCGAAGCCGATTGTATCTGGGGATAAGTATCTTCCCCAAAAGAGGCACATTGATACAGGTCTTACAGCAGAACAAGAAGAACGGTGTAAGAGAGGTAGATGGCTACAAGATAAAGTTAACGCTGTATTCTCAGTCGCCCATTCGAAAATCCAAAGCCAACTGGACCGCGAGGCTCCTTTGACATCCCAGGAAACTCCCTCCGAGAATCAGTCATTGTCTGTTGAGTTGCCTGTTGTTTCACCACAACCGGATGTTGCTGAGCAAACGATTCAATCAATCCCGCGATCCGTGTCGCCTCCGTAAACAGATTCATCGACTCAATGTGATCTTTTGATGTTTGAGACCATTCTGAGTAGGTTTCTTCATTATCTAGTAATTCAATCGCAGCCATCCATTCTTCTGGCCGATCTCGGTCACATTGAATTGCTGCATTACCAATCCAGGATTGCATTCCTTCTATAGAACCGCCTGGATAAGGCGAGTTTTTGGCCGGTTTGGAATAGAGAACTGGAATTCCATTCACCATTGCCTCTACTGCGACACGGCCGAAACTTTCATAATAACTGGGGACAAGAAGAATCCGAGTTCTCTGTAAGACAGTGCGGATATCATCGCTGAACGGAACCCATTCAATGTTTCCTCCAAGTGGCAAAGGAGTTGTCATATTTCCGTAATATGGACGAACTCCCAAGAATTTACGATCTGGCATTCGTTTGGCGAGTTCTAAAAATTGATGGACACCTTTATTCTCATTCGCATTGATCAGTGTGATACAATCTCCTTGAAATGGTTCCGTAATTTCAATTTGATTGCGATGAAGAATAGGACGAATGGCTTCTGTGCGAACAATCTGAGACGGCCATGGTGAAATATTCTTCCGGTAATTGGTTTCCATAATCGAATTGATAAAGCAGATCATTTCAACCCAATTTCTCCCACTGTTCCCTGTAATCATGGTATAGTTTCCATCGTAATGACAGGTTGCCACAATTGGACGATTGTAACCACGCGAATTCAATTTCCGCACGTCTGGAAGAATAGGAGCATGAGGACAAATCCAAATTTGAGATGTTTCAAGAAAAGAACTATCTGCCGTATAATGAAGATAACGGAATCCACGGTATGTTCCACCATTGATACCTGTCGGAGGGATCCTGATGGTTAAGAAAACAACTTGATGCCCACGTCGAAGAAATTCAGTTGCAAGATCTATGTCGTGGAGAAACGCACCACAGAGATCGGGCATTTTATTCGCAAAGAAAAGGATCTTCATTGTTTGTTACACGGCACTCGGTTCGTCGGGAGTTGGCGCAACTGGGTCTTCGGTCGAAGAAGGTTCCTTTGGAGGTTCAGGTTGTCGTTGAGGTTCTGTGCGAGTAACTTTATACACAATCAATGGAAGAGGAGAGGATACATACAATGCTATGGCGGCATACGAATTGTATGGGGTTGCGATTCCTCCTCCTACAAACAGCATCACGGTTATGAACCCCGCTATGAACATTCTTATCTTATTCTACACGCTTCGTTTGAACCAACCGAGTCGCATCTCCTCCACGTGTCCAAGATTCAACCCAGTTGGAAGGATTGCTGTATTCCGATGCCTTGGTAGGAATCAGGGGATCATAATAGTTTGGAATTGCCTTGTCCATGATGGTAGACGCTTCCTTGCGATTGCGAGGAGGAGCAGAAAAGATCAATCCAGACTCGTCATCTACAACCGTTGGGTCACCGCCACCGAGGTTGGGAGTGGTCGCAAACGGACGTGCCCAAAGTTGCTTAGGACCCTTCATACGCCAAGCACCGGGAGTTCCCCAGCGAAGTTCTGTGTTTTCATCAATCTTACATCCACCTGCATGACCGAATCCGCCACGCGCAATCATACCTGGTTGATCTGCCATCGCAGCAGCTGGATTCAGGGTTGCAGAACAACCGGCGTTCGTATCTAATGTTTGACGTGTCAAAGTAGACTGATTTCCAAAGTCCTTTGCTGCCTGCTCATATTCGTCCGACCGAATGCGAGTCGGGGCAAAGAACCAATCTAAAACGTTGGTGCTCATCTTGTTATGACTCCTAGAAAGGAAAACGGACGTTTTCAGAGGAAAGACAGAAAAAGTAGCAATGCTGCTTCAACCATGCGACTGGTATGAACATGATGAGAAGGGAAAATACGTAGTCGATGTCTTTGGTCGCACGGAAAAGAAAAAGGTTGTATGTCTTCGTATCACAGGATTCAAACCATACTTCTATGTGGATAGGCAACCTGACCTGAACGCAGCATATGAGGCAGCGAACCGAAAGAAGGACAATGGAGACTATTGGTTCAAGATTAGCAAACGTATTCCTGAATACACAACACCTGTGCTGCAGAAAGTAGAGAAATACGATGCGTTTGCTGGGTTTCAAGAGTTCAAGAAAAAGACATTCTA